CATCCCTGTACTCCAGACAGCACCAATTAACCAAGCTCGCTTTGACCATGACCCAGTAGCAAGAACTTCATTGGGATTATTGATAGAACAACAGAGCACGAATTTATGGCTACAAAGTCAGTTTGCTAGTGGGTGGTCTACTACAAATAGCACTACAAGCCTATTAAATAATATTGCACCTGATGGTACTCAAACTGCATCTCTATTGGTGGATAACACTACAAATGGTGGTCACCTTGTTCAACAATTTGCTACCACCACTGCTACATCCCATACTATAAGTGTATATGCAAAAGCATATCAACTATCTAGCATAATGCTTTACAGCTATTGGGATAGTAAAGGAACTGGGTTTAACTTATCAACTGGCAATATATTTACAATTACAGGAGTGACACAAAATACATCCAATTCAATTACCCCAGTTGGCAACGGCTGGTATAGGTGTTCTATTACCTCCACAGCAACAGCACAGACTGGTGCAACAGGCGGTATTTATACAGTTTCTGGAACAACATTTAGCTACGCTGGAACAGGACAAGGAATCTATATCTGGGGTGCTCAACTCGAAGCCTTAGGATTCCCAACGTCTTATATCCCTACACAAGCAAGTCAAGTAACAAGGGCAGCAGATAACGCTAGTATGACTGGGGTGAACTTTAGTAGTTGGTATAACAATCAGCAGGGAGCACTATTTGCAAATTATAGAATGACAAACATAACTACAGTTTGTGGAATAAGTCTTAAATCTTCTATTAATAGCGGAAATATTATTAGCGTCGTAGATAATTCAAATAGTTTATCCGTTTACGTTAACGGCGCTGTATCAGCATCTTCAAATTTTGGAATCGTTACGCAAAATTTGCCATATAAGAACGCATTGTCTTATCAAGTTAATAATTTTGGTTTTAATAGGAATGGAGTTACTACGGTAACAAGTTCTTCTGGAGCAATACCAAGTTTTATAGATAATTGGACAATAACTAATATTAATGGGACTGTATCTAAATTTTCTTATTACCCAGTAGCCCTTACTGCAACTCAACTTCAATCCCTAACAGGAAGCTAATCATGCAAGATTTTTATCTCCGCTTTAATGACGAAGTACAAGCTACTTTAGTTCTCTATACCACTACTGTAACGGCTGAAACGCTGGATGAGGAAGGTAACATCGTTACTGAAGCCTCAGTAGAGGTAAAGCCTAACTACCAGAACATCGACACAATCGGTGTTATCTATGAGTCAGCACCAGAACCACTACCAGACCCATATACGCCTGTACCTTATGACGGCTGGTTTGTGAATGTGCGCTTAGTTGGTGAAGAAGATGCTGCAGCTTTACAGCCATTTAACATTGACCCAAAACCTTATCCAATGAGAGTTTGGGCGACCTAAATCAGCTATAATTTTTAAAAAGGATTTATATGTCTCAGACAGGCTTTACCCCTTTAAAAATCTATGCCAGTTCCGCGGTAGGGAATACTCCCTCCGCCTCTAACCTCATCAATGATACGTCAGGTTCAGAGCTGGCAATTAACATTGCTGACGGTAAATTATTCTATAAAGATAGCACTGGAACGGTTCAAGTGATTGCCACAAAAGCAAGCACTGTGAATGTGGCTTCTTTTTCAGGCGGTACAACAGGCTTAACCCCTAATACTGCTTCTACAGGTGCGATAACTCTTTCAGGAACTTTGGTTGCAGGTAACGGAGGAACTGGTGTAGCTACTCTTTCTGGATTAGCCTACGGTAACGGTACAAGCCCGTTCACAGCTGCTACAGCTGCTCAAGTGGTAGCAGTTATTGGTTCCACTGCAGTTACAAACGCTACTAACTCTGTCAATGCTACCAATTCAACAAATGCTACCAATTCAACAAATGCTACAAACGCCGTTCAATCTACAAAGATTACTAATTCAGGTGGATGGAGTGTAACTCCTAGCGGTACAAAATTGTATTTTAATTATAACGGTACAAATATAGGCTCATTAGATTCATCTGGAAACTTTATTGCTCTTGCTAACGTAACTGCATACGGAACACCGTAATGACTTTACCTTCTTCTGGAACTTTATCTTTACAACAAATTGCCGCTGAGTTTGGCGGAAGTAACCCTATTTCTTTAAATCAGTATTACAGAGGCGGCAGCTTAGTAAAAGATACTATTGCTAATGCTAGCATACCTGCTAGTGGTGCTATTTCTGTTTCTAATTTTTATAATGCTAGTAGTAATATTGTGCAGCTTACTAGTAGTTTTTCAGGGGCTGGTCTATCAGGCGGGGTTACTTACGTAACTTTTACAGGGCAAAATATTGGAGATTTACTTTTAGCTTTTGGTACTACTAATCAAAATGCTCCCAATGGAATTACCGCTGGATGGACAATTGCGGGGAATGCCTATGTAAGTAATAGAAGTTTAACTATAGCTTATAAATTTGCAGATACAACCGCAGCTGATACAATTTATTTTTATGGTTCAGGAGATAGCCCTTATTCCCATTGCGGTGGTATGCGGTTATTAAACGGTAAAGGTATTGGCGCTTTTGCTTTTAATACCAATGGAGGTACAACAGGTTCTCCGAGTATGCCTGCCCTTACACTACAAAAAACAAATGGCTCATCTGCAGTGGCTTGTGCAACTTATCTTATGGATGGTACAGGAGTTTCAACAGACCCAGCATCTATATTTACAAATGGCATGGGGTTTGTAGCAGGGGTTACTTACTATAATGGTGGAGTTATATATGATTATCCTACCGTAAATATAGGTTGTTCTGTTGAAATTTTAGCTTAAGGAAAAATATGATATACGCCACAATACCAAATCAAGACCCAACTCCAAAACCAATTCCATGCAAATAAATTTAAGGGTAAAACGCTAGCCCATTTTTAGCGTAAATTAAAGGAAATAAAATGAATTTAACAGTAGATCTTGTAAATGGCATTCTTCAATATTTAGGTAATCGCCCATATGTTGAAGTGGCACATTTAATAACTGGCATTCAAACTGAGGCTGCTGCTCAAGCACCTGCGGCAGATATTGATCCTGCTGAACCCGCGTCACAAGCTGCGGAGTAAACCATGGATTGGTCAGCTGTTATAGGTGTCGCTGCAATCATCGTTACTATTTTTAACGGTGTTGTGGGATATTGGGTAAAACAAGTCTCAAAAAGCCAAGATAACCTCACAGCTGATCACCGAGCTATTGCCAAAGATTTAAGAAGTCTTGAAATCAGAGTATCAGATGAATACGTCAAAAAGTCAGATATAAATTCTAGATTTGATCGAATAGACATGCTCCTTGATAAAATTATGGACAAGTTAGACACTAAGGCGGACAAATGAGTTGGCTTGAACAAATAGCCCCCACAATTGCTACGTGCCTTGGTGGTCCTCTGGCAGGATTAGCTGTCACTGCTCTTTCTAAATTGTTTGGCGTAGAGCCTGATCAAGTCAAAGACATGATTGACAATAATAAATTGTCAGCTGATCAAATTGCTGCAGTAAAAGAGGAAGAAATTAAGTTTAAAGAACAAACTCAAGCGTTAGGCTTGAATTTTGAACAGCTCGCAGTGGAGGATAGAAAAAGTGCTCGCGAAATGCAAACAGTTACTCATTCTATTGTGCCTCCTACTCTTTCTATTCTTGTTACTTTTGGGTTCTTTGGCATACTTGCCTATCTTATGCTTCACCCTGCTGATACTCAGAATACACCCTTAATGATTATGTTGGGTTCACTCGGCACTGCCTGGACAGGTATCATTGCGTTTTATTTCGGTTCCAGCGCGGGTAGTCAAAAGAAAGATCAAATGTTATATAACTCTCAACCTACTCAACAATGAACACTAATTTTGACAAGTGTTTAGACATGCTGCTTGATGATGAAGGCGGGTTTGTTAATAATGCAAAAGATCCAGGAGGTATGACTAACCTTGGAGTTACACGTGCTGCTTGGGAATCTTTTGTAGGTCGCGCATCTTCTGAAAAAGAAATGCGTAACTTAACTCGTAAATCAGTAATTTCATTTTATGAAAAGAAATATTGGGATGCCTGTAAGTGCGATGATTTACCTTCAGGTATTGATTACTTAATTTTTGATTTTGCAGTTAACGCTGGTGTAGGTACTGCTGTAAAACTGCTTCAGAATGTCTTAGGTATTGCTAGAGATGGATCTGTTGGACCTGTTACCCTTCAAAATGTGGATATTAGTGACAAAATAGATCTCATAAGTCGGTATTCATCAGCTAAAATTAAACATTATGAAGATTTACCCACTTTTCCTGAATTTGGCAAGGGATGGCTAAATCGCGTTGAATTAGTCAAATCTAAAGCCTGTTCAATGTTAGGATAGATATGAGCACCGTAATTCCCGCTGCCGCGATGACCTATGACAATTTGACGTCTAATACTCTTCAGTATTTAGAACGTCAAGACCCTGCTGTTGTAAATCAGATTCCAACTTTCATCATGCTCGCTGAATTTGAAATCGCTGAGATGATGAAGTCATTAGGGCAACAACAAGTAGCTCAAGGGGTTATGACAATCGGTAACCCTGTTATCCCTAAACCTGCAAGGTGGCGTAAAACAACTTCATTTAACGTAACTGTAAACAACAAAGTACAACCTGTATTTTTACGTAAGTATGAATATTTACGTAATTATTCACCTAACGGTTCTACCACAGGAACTCCACTTTACTATGCCGATTATGATTATGACAATTGGCTCGTAACCCCTGCACCTGATGCAGCTTACTCTTTTGAGGTTTTATATTATGAACGAATTCAACCATTATCTTCTGAAAATCAAACAAATTGGATTACACGTAATGCACCTAATGCGATGCTTTATGGAACACTGCTTCAAGCTATGCCGTTTTTAAAGAATGATCAACGTCAGATTTTTCAACAGAAATATACTGAGGCAATCACTGCATTGACAAATGAAGATAAATTACGTATTGCTGACAGGCAAGCTATAGCACAGGACTCTTAATCATGGAATATATTAATCCGTTTACAGGCGCTACTATTTCACCTTCACAAGTGGGATATACCGCGCTCAGTATTTCTACAAATACCACTTTGCAATGGCCAGTTAACGGTAATGGTACAATAGATTTAGCTTCTAATATTTTAGAAATAACCGCTACTACGACTGGTCTAAAGTTAATTTTACCTGCAGCGAATGAGGTATCAACAGGTCAAGCCCTCATTATACGTAACGTAGGTTCAAATGCTTTTACTGTTACTGATAATGGTAGTAACACTGTAATTTCAATTTCATCAGGAATTGCTAAGTATATTTACGTAACTGATAACACCTCAGCTAACGGCATCTGGACTAATGTTCAATTCGGTTCAGGTACTTCTTCTGCTGATGCGGCATCACTTGCGGGTTATGGTTTAACCCCGATTAACACAACTTTAAATCAACAATATGCTACTCAAACGTATTCAGCAAATTCAACTTTAACTGCAAACAACCGCGCTGCTTTTGCGGTGTGGACAGGCGGAGCAGGAACAATCGTTTTACCGCCTTCATCAATCGGTAACGGCTGGTTTATAATGATTGCCAATGATGGTACTGGTATATTGAATATTGCAACACAAGGTACTGATACTCTTGATGGATTAACTACTCGTCAACTTCAACTTACTGAATCATTTGTAGTAGTTTGTACAGGCTCTGGATTTAATACTTTTGGATACGGTCAAGCTACTCAATTTGCTTTTACTCAGCTTTCATTGTTAATAACGGGTGGTACTTATACTTTAACAACTTCTCAGGCTTCTAACTTAATTCAAGAATATAGTGGAACTTTGACTAGCAATCAGATTGTAATCTTACCCCCAACAGTTCAACTGTATTCATTAAGTAACAATACTACGGGTGCATTTTCACTTACATTCAAAACTACTGCAATAGGTGGTTCTACTTTGACTTTAGCGTCTGGTCAAACTATCATCGCGGTATGTGACGGTACAAACGTATACAACTCACAAACCGCTGCAACTTCTACTGCTAGTTCATTAACCCTCGGTAACGGCGCTTTTGCTAACCCTTCTTTAAACTTTACGGGTGATACTTCTACGGGTGTTTACTTAGCAGCTTCTGGATTATTAGGATTTTCAGCTGCAGGAGCATTAGGTATGAGTTTAGGGTCTTCAGGCTTGACGGTAGTTAATGGTATTGGTGGAGGAACATTTTGACAGCTAATGTCATCTCGTTGAGTATCCCTGCTGGTGTTCAGCAGGATGGTACTTTATTTGACTCTCCAATGTTTGTTGATGGGCGCTGGATGCGGTTTCAGCGCGGTCGTCCACGTAAAATAGGCGGTTATAAAGGTATCTTCCTGGATGCTCCTGGGATTGCTAGAGGTATGACCATGCAGTCGCAAGATGGTTTAAACTACGTATATGCTGGATTTAACAATAGCTTACAATATTGGCAAACTGATAATGATGATGGTGTAGGTACTGGTCCCGCTGCTATTACATTAAATTCTTCATATTTTACTTCTAATGTTGATAATCTATGGCAGTTTGATATTGGTTATGATTCTAATGGCACAGGATCTCTTAATCTGGTGGCACATCCTGGTCAAAACTTGAACCATATAGATAGCACTGTCAATACTCCTGTTTTGACTGGCGCATTCCCAGGAGGTTCACTTACTGGTGTGGGTGTCTTTACCGTAACTGGAAGTGCAACAGGCAGCACCATTACTCTAACTACTGCGGATTATAGAATTGGATTAGGTCAGTCTGTTACAGGGACTGGTATTGCTGCAAATACAGTGGTCACAAATGTGGTCATAGTAACTTCACCTTCTATTTCTACTACAATCACGATTAACCATGCCGTATCAGGAACACCAACCTCATTTACTTTTGACAATCATATATCAGTTTCAGGTGGCGCTTGTATGCTGTACCCATATCTATTTGTGTATGGTAACAATGGGCTTATTCAAAACTGTGCAGCTGGTGATTTTACTGACTGGGTCAGTGCAGACTCTAATGCAAATAATGTCTCATCTACTAAAGTCATTAAAGGTATGGCTCTAAGAGGTGGTACTACTTCTCCTGCGGGGTTATTTTGGTCTCTTGATCAACTTACTCGTGTGAGTTATGCGCCTCAAACACTAGGTACATCTACAATCTACTGGCGATATGATATCATATCCACTCAAACCTCTATTATGTCATCGCAATGTGTTATTGAGTATGATGGTATCATATATTGGATAGCAGTTGATAGATTCTTAATGTACAATGGCGTAGTCCAAGAAGTTCCTAATAATACTAACTTAAACTACTTCTTTGACAATTTAAACTTTGCTCAGCGGCAAAAAGTATGGGCAGCGAAAATTCCTCGTTGGGGTGAAATCTGGTGGTTCTACCCACATGGTGATTCTACTGAGTGTAATAATGCAATTATATTTAATGTCCGTGATCAAGTCTGGTATGACGCAGGTTTTGCTGAAGGTTCTCAACGCTCAGCAGGTACATTTTCTGAAGTATTTAAGTATCCTATTTGGGCAGACAATGTTACAAACATCGCAGGTGCTAATACAATCTGGCAACATGAGAGCGGTGTAGATCAAGTCTATCTCAGTAATGTCAATGCAATTGAGTCCTACTTTGAGACGAATAGCATTGGTTGGGTGACAGGTGGTCCAGGACAACGCACTGTACAAGGCGCAAATAAGTGGATTCGCTTAGAACGCGTAGAGCCTGATTTTGTACAATCTGGTGCAATGACTTTGACTGTAACAGGTAAAGGTTATGCAGATGA